AAGATCTGCAGCTCAAGAGTCCGAGACAGCTCAAGAGTCCGAGACAGCTCAAGAGTCCGAGACAGCTCAAGAGTCCGAGACAGCTCAAGAGTCCGAGACACCTCAAGAGTCCGAGACAAGAGCCGGAGAAAATGTGATTCTCATCTACCCCAATAGCACGATCGCCCCTTACACAGCCATAGTACAAAAGTTCGAGATGGTTGACGGTGTGACACGCCTTTATGTCGACTTTGGCCCTAATTCTCCATACTTTACCAAGTTTACACGGGATGAGACTGGCACTTTGAATGTCGACTACAACGATCGTCAATTTGATAAAGTCTATGTGGCACCCCAGGGCGCACTAGTGTCCGTCACGGATCTCGCCGCCATCGTGGGCCGAACCGTCGTTATATACTATGGCGGCGACCTGCAAAACCAAGCACTAACTACGTCAAAAGTCCGAAGTGTCGATGTCGCCGGATCGCTACAATGCAACGACGGTGGCGCGGGTATGCCAAAGGTGGAGATCGACTATAGTGGCAACGGCACGTGGTTTGGCATGGACGCCATCAAGGTCGACGACCAAGGCAAAGTGTTTCTAGAATACGACATCCAACGTTTCGGTGCCAAGCTCTTCACGTCACCCGTAGACAGTGTCGAAATCCCGACCGACATCGTGAATGTCGGTAGCGAGGTGTGCGTGTACTACGGTGGGGCGTCGACTGTCGCACCCGCTACATTCCCTGTCATGGCAACCACCCCTTTTCGTGTCACCCTCTCGTACGGTGGTTCACCACTACACTTTACAACGGTGTACCGGGCTCCCGAAGGTGAGATGTGGGTGAACTATGACGCACGAGAGTACGACAAGGTGTTTGTGCCTCCCAAGGGTGAGCTCGGGCCCGTGACCGACATGAACATTCTGGCCGACAAGCAAGTCTTTGTGTATTATGGTGGGGACGTGACCGACCAAGTGACCGAGCGAGTCATGTCACTAGATCTCGATGGCAAGATCCGAGGACAAAATGGGGGCGAGGGCGTTTCCAAAGTTGAAGTGTCATACAGTGGTGACGGTATGTGGTTTGGTTTGTCCGCATTTAAAGTGGATGGCACAGGAAAGGTTTATCTCCATTACGACTCCCCAGAACGTTATGGAAGGCGGTTGTATTGACACAAAAAATATCTAGAGGAAAAGCATAAACAATGAATCGATCCGCCGCGCTAACGCTTGCTCTTTTGCTTATGTCCATATTGACGACCGGGAGTCTCGGTAGACCCGAAGACGACGACATCCCCTCGAGCCACATCACCATGAAGCCCACTTATACCGGATTCTTGCCCATCGCAAAAAACGCCAAGATGTTTTACATGTATTTTGAGTATTCCGGAACCGATCAGGTGACTTCCGACACACCAGTCATCTTGTGGTTCCAAGGCGGACCCGGTGCGTCCGGCCTAGTCGGAGCGTTCTCCATCAACGGACCCTACACCATCCGCATGGGCGGTCTCCTTAAGTACAACCCATACAGTTGGACCAACTTTGGAGGAATGCTATATGTCGACAACCCGCTTGGAGTCGGCTTTAGCACCGTCGGCAACTTGAGCTACCCTACTACGCAAAAGGACGTGGTGGATCACATGTTGATTGGGCTCCAAGTGTTTTATAAGCAATACCCCGAGTTGTTGATGCGTCCTCTTGTGTTGACGGGCCAGAGTTACGCCGGCAAGTACATTCCCGCGGTGGGTGCAGCGCTCTTGCGCAACGGTGCCGACAAGGGAACAAAGATGTTGCCCAAGCTCGCAGCTGCCGCGATCGGCAACGGATGGACGCACCCCGTCACCCAAGTCCAACAACAGGCCAATGTCGCGTGGGTCTACGGTCTCATCTCGTACAACCAAAAGCTCTTTCTAGAGCGCATGCAAGCCGACGTCGTGCGAGAGATCAACGCGGGAAACATGCGTCGTGCGACGTCATTAACTGATGACTTGATCTCAACCATCTTGCGATATGCGATCGACATCTCTTTGGACGAGATTCATCTAGCCGGAGACCGCGAATACAGCATGAAGCGTGAAATCACGTACCTCTTTAACGACCGTGCTGTCAAGCGCATGCTCGGTGTGAACGAGTCGTTCGTCTATTCGACATGGTCAGACAAGGTGAGCGACTCGATGACTCCGGATATTATGGCGAGCGAGGCCCAAAATGCAAAATACTTGATGGAGCGCATACCAGTCATGTTCTACGAGGGAAATTTCGATGCCAATTGTGGTTGGGCATCCAACGACATATGGTTGCACAAGCTCGACTGGTCCGGCGCCGACAACTTTTACGACGCGAACCGACTAGGCTTTTACGTCGACGGTGACCTATGGGGTTGGTGGAAGGCCGCGGGGAACTTGGACTTGGTCACGCTTCGAAATGCTGGACATAGTGCCGTAGCTAGTCAACCTCGCGTGGCCTTCAAGATGATGCAAAAGTGGATGCGCGAGCGTCTCACCCCTTGGCACATGGCAATCGATGCATCTTTTGCTTCATACTAGCATCCTAAAACAACAATAGCCATATACTCGGCATCCAAATAAAGCATAGCCTCTTGCCATTTTTTCCCGAAGGGTGGAACGTGCATAAAACCCAATCCCGACAAGCCCAAACCCAATGCCTTTAAGTACGCCTCGGTCCGACACCATGTCTCGGGTGTAAAGCCCAGTGGTGCCGGCTCTTTTTTCGACACGATATCGACACCTACAATGGCCGTCGGTATGGTAGCACACGCGAGAACGACCCAAGGGCCGTGATGCGACACGTTGTAGTCAATGTATGTGCTCGATTGAGCACATGGTTTAGCGCCCGGCTCGCGAACAATGCACACGTCTTGAGCTGAAACGCCGGTGTACGCTGCGATGACCGCGATTTGTAAGAGTCGGCTGACGAGCACACGCTCGCGATCTCTGCGATACTTGTGTGCGAGCACGTCACACTTGTCATCGAGAGGAAGCATCGATAACCAAGCGTCAAAGGGAGTCTCATCGGTAAACACGCGGTCTATGCGCACTACGTAGAATTTCACAACCATATCTCTTGTCAAATGAGAAAAATTAGTTCACGTCGGTCGGCACGTAGGTGATCTGGTCGACTAACTGTCGAAAAGCCGTAGGCAAGTCTGTTTTGTTTGCCATGAGTTCTTGCATAAACTCACGAAACGCGTCCGTGTTGGGCGCATATTCGGCGAGCCGAGCTCGCAATTCGTCGAGCGTTCCAATGTTGTCTCGAAAGCTTTGTTGCAAATACTCGGAAATGGCCTCGGGATTTAGAGTTTGTTGCAAATAAGAAAGCATCTACACTTGAAGAAGAAAAGAGATGGTGACACTTTATGCATTCGACCGGGAGAAGAGTTGCTTGGCAGTAGTCGTGGCAAGGGCCAATATATGCTTTTGGAGGGGCAACTTGCACAAGAACGTCATACCGACAACCTTGCGCTTTTTGACAATGTGCTCTGCTATGATTTGACTCGTCAAGTTTCGATTCATGGTGATCTTGAAAATCGGCTCTGGGAGGATTCGACTTGTCAAGGTGCGTGACGAGCAACCTAACAACGAAGCTTTGCTGAGCATATTCTTCTGTAAAAGAGTCAATTCGTTGTTGACCGCAGTGATATACTGCTCAGTGAGCGCAATGAGGTCGCTCGACATGCAAAAATCCCCACCCTCACCCGATGCCTTCAATTTGAGCTTGTTGATCATGTGTCGGATGAGTTCCGTCTGGTCGATGGGCTTTCCAGAAGTGCATATATTGCACCCACAATCACTCGTGTTTGACGCGACATGAAGCAAGGTGTCGACACGACCACTACTCGAGATCACAGGGACATTCGCGTGCATGGTCGTGAGAAACGCCCATACGTCGTCTTTCGTCACTTGGTCATTTGCCAAACTATCGATCGTGTCGGAGACCTGGGACAACGTCTCCACAAAGTCGCGGCATTGTTCCTTTGTGTCAAAGTTGAGTTGCCTCACCACTTTGCACTCGGCGAGCTTGACCTTTTGATCGATCTTTGTACCGGACTTTCTAGTTAGCGTGTTGGTGTACAAGAAAACTTCGCATGAGACTCGTGGCTTGACGTCGGGTTTTGCTTCGACTATCTTGACAAGTGAAATGGGCAACTTTACATCGGGAGCATTCTGTAGCTTCACAAAGGGAGTAAATTCGAGTGTGGCGAATGGGTCAAACTCGTCTGTTGGTCTCGAGTTATGACCGTGTACAAAGTCGATAAACGCGGAATAGTCCTTAGCCCCCGTGTAAAGTTGAGAATCTACGATACTTCCGATGTTATCCTCTTTTGTGATCTCGTCTATGTTTGCATACTCGAGAGTCGTCATGATCGGACATGGTGCGTCGATGTCGTCGTATGTACGTTTGAGTACCGACAAGACCATCTCATGCACGCGCGCCCTGACTGCGAAGGCTGGTATGTCTTGCTGTACGATTTGAATGAGCAGACACAACACCTCGGTGGGCTTGAGAACGACGTTTGTAGACAATGCTTTGAACTCCGTGCTCTCCAAGTCCAAACGTAAGCACGCGACCTCTCCGAGCTCCTTTGCTTGAGTGTATGCAAGTTGAAAGGCATGCCTATTGTGCAACATGACGCATTCTTTGATCACGCACTTGATCAAAGAGGCCAACACGTTTGGACCCAACACGTATAGACCGTCCTCGTCCCTCTCGCAACGCAAAATGTTCACCGCAATCGGCGCGTCGACAAAATTCTCCTTGATCGTTTGTTCGTACACCTCCTCGTACAAAGGCATTTCTGTCGAAGGTTCGATCGTTCGAAAGGCCAATTTGTCCGTCTGTTTTTTATCAATCGTGATCCCCACCAATGACTCGCCATCGACTAGAGTCTCGAAGATGTTGGCATCGCTCATGTCGAGCGCGTCGAGGGCGTCTAAGAACGCAAACACAATGTCGTTGAACGCTTTGGCGACATCTAGATAGGGCGCCATGACCTTGAAGACTCCGATGGGTTGGTCGTAATTCTCCAAATTGTCTAGCACTGTCGCGACGAGCGCGTGGCTTCTGAGTTGGTCTTGTGCGACCTCGTCAATCATGGGTTTGTAAAAGAGGATCTTGAATCGACCCATAGCGTTTGGCCCTGGGTACTCGTTTCGGATCTCGTCGATCACCGATAAAGGATCAGTATCTGTTTGATGGATGCGCAAGTACTGGTGGTCGCCCACGTTGAAAAGTTGTAGTACAATATGATTGTTTGGCGTCATGATCCTTGAATGTATACATCATGTAAACATGTTTGTATCGCGAATTCAAACGCATCGGTTACTTACAATAGGTCCCGTCTACGATATAGTAGATCCAGTAAAATGGACCGAACAAGACGGCGAGTGTGATACCGAGGACGTATTGGAACGCGGTGCCGGAGCGCCCGAGGCATACGAGTGACATGATGAACCCGGCGATACCGAGTCCGAACCAAATGATGGCCAACAACATGAACACGATGGCAAAGGAAGCGACAGTGGTGACAGCGGCTTTATTTTGGACTTGTGACTCTTCTTGGACCATTTGTAGTATTGGCGAGACAAAAAGCGCGTACATCGAGAGGCCAAAATAAAAGACAAGAATGTAAATGGCGAATGTATGGTTCAACAAAAAATTCATTGAAGACCCAAATCCGCATAAATTTGCATTATTTTGGGCTTCGAAGAATTTTCGACTTGTCAACTCAGGTATGCGAGAGTTGAGTGGGGATCCACGCAAAACGCTTGAAAAACAAGAATCACGAAACCTGGTGTACTTTGCGTCCAACTTTATCCGGTACTTTTTCACTCACGGTGTTTACGCGGATCAATTGACAGGGTCTTTGTATCGTGGCTACAACCAAAATTTCGTTTTGCCATTAGAATCGACGCTAAAGGAAAAGGGCTTTATCGCTACCAGCAAAAGTCTTGGTGTGGCCAACAAATTTGCGGGCGACATGGGTACGATAATTCGTCTACGTGTTGAAGACCTTCCAGATAAAGTTCCCGTTGTTTTGATCGATGAACGTCTTGCATCCTACTTGATGGAAGAAGAAGTTGTCTTGCTGCCAGGAACACTTGAGTTCACAAAGCAAGGTAAATATATGCATGCAGAGTACAAAGTGAACATGGATCTGGTGAACGCATTCAAAGATATTCACGTCGAAATGCGTGGTGGAGATGTAGCCGCAATGGAAAAGGACACGTCGTTGGACTTGTGTAACAAATATATCATATTTTGGAGGACGATAGAGAAGCATCCCGTGCAAATGATGTCATATTATCGACTACCATCAAATGCCAATGATGTTCAAGAAAAACTACAAAAAATCATTACGCCACAAGACATACTCTTGAACGAAACATTGATGCGGTGGACACCCGAGTACCAAGACATGTTGAAGAAGCGCCAATCAAAACACACATCACTCAAAGAGTCTCGTCGTCTTTATCGTCGAATGAGGTCCTTCTGGACACATATGGCCATCATCGACCCAGTTACTGAAACAATCGACACCTTGCACTATGGTGTTTGGGACGATTGGTTCAACGAGATGTTTGCAGTGGCGAATGAACGACGAGAGGAGGTTGAGCGTTACATCATGAGTCAATATCGAGGATATGTACATTTGACAAAGCCATTGTAGCTCATTCATACCATTGTATTGATCGATGAAGGTCTCGCATCCTACTTGATGGAAGAAGAAGTAGTCTTGCTGCCAGGGACACTCAAGTTCACAAAGCAAAAAAGTACCAAGAAATGATGAAAAGATGCCATTCGAAAAAAACACCTACTAAAGAGTGTAGATACCTTCTTTGTCGAATGAGGTCCTTCTGGACACATATGGCTATCATCAACCCTGTCACAAAAAAAATCGACACCCTACACTACGGAGTTTGGGACGATTGGTTCAATGAGATGTTTGCAGTGGCGAATGAACGACGAGAGGAGGTCGAACGTTACATTATGCATCAATATCGAGGATTTATACAATTAACAAAGCCACTTTAGTCAAACCACTCACGGAGTACACGTCGATCGATCCACTCGATACCTGAAAACGTCTTCCCCGTCGTGGCTCACTCGAATTGTGCTATTGCACGATAAACACGCGTCTCTCGTAAAGGAGGCGATATCATTTTGAAGCAACGTGCGAATGTCAATGTAAGACAATGGCACATTCATACCATAATACACACCAGTTGTTGAGATTGACAATACATAACACCGGCGCCCACCAAAGACGGTGGAGAGCGCGGGACACAAGACTTGCTCTACATGGGTTTTGTTATTTTTGGGGTATTTGATGGACATTGAATACTCGTTTGAAGGCGAAGGAGGCGATGGGGAAGGGGGAGGTGACGGGGAGCGCTTAGTAGGCGAAGGAGAAGGAGGTGAAGAAGAGCGTGTTGTAGGAAAAGGCGATGGTGAAGGAGGTGACGGCGAGCGCTTAGTAGGAGAAGGAGAAGGAGGTGACGGGTATCGCTTAATAGGAAAAGGAAGAGGAGGCAATGGTGAAGGAGGTGACGGGGAGCGTGTTGTAGGAGACGGAGGCGATGGTGAAGGAGGTGACGGGGAGCGCTTAGTAGGAGAAGGCGAAGGAAAAGGAGGCAAAAGAGAGTTCGAAGGACGAACGTTGGCCTTAAATGCGCCCCTATAGTTGCCAGGGGGATCAAAGTTCATGCATATAACGGTACCCCAACCGGACGCAAAGGAAACACCCATGCCAATCTTTCGTGTTGCCAACCACACCAACTGAGTGAAATGTCCTGCATTGAAATCAAATCCCGAGTTTAAAAAGTCATAGTCTTTCACTTCGCTGTACCACATATCGAGTGCCCGAATGACGGCAATGGTACCGTTCATCGGGAAGCTCAATCGCGCCAAGTTCTCACCGTAGACTTTGGTTCTGCTATGTTCAAATACACGGTTGGCAGCTAGATTGTCGGACCAAGATTGCGAGAAAGACGAGATGGTCGAATCGACCGTCACAGGAGGAGCCTGATGACGGGCGCGGTACATGTTGATGTGGTCCAACACGCGTTGAATGTCGGTCACGGGCACTGGGGCAGCGGCCAACAACGAGAATAGACAAAATACAGCAAGAAAGTACATGGTATACATACAAGGTAGAAAAATTATCGTTTAGCCCACTTTACACCGGCGTGGACACATTGACCACCAAATCATGCACCGCGCCCACGAACCGATCCAACATCAACTCGCCCGTCAGTCGGGCGTTTTTCTTTAGGTATTCATGCATTTGCAACAAGTTTTCTTCGGTACACAAAGCCGACGCTTCTTCCAGCGTGTCATATAGACCGGGGTAGTTGGCACCGATGTACTCGACAACAGCCGGATGTCGATTGACGATGATCGGCGTCTTGCGCACAATGCACTCGATGAGCGTGTTGCTGGCTGAGGCGTCATATAGGTTCAAGAATACTGCGGACCGTGTGAGTAACGCGTCGTATTCTTCGTCGCTCAAACGGTCGACCCTTTCAACCTCGGAGCTAGACATCGAGGTGCTCGACGTACCGACACACATTTGGTCGTCTCCTTCCGGTGCATCATTGCAAACCAACAACTTTTTGAAAGGCGTTGAAAGCTCGTTGAAGGCACTAATGTTGCGCAAGAAGCCCCCGACATGTGCAAGCGTTCCGTCAAACTTGTCAGGTGACCAAGTGTACTTAAGGCCCACGAGCTCAGTAGGATGCTTGACGACGGCCACGCGTATCCATGGAAACTGGACGTCGACGAGTGTATCTCGTACTTGAGACGCCAAGTATTCCGACATGACGACCAACGCTCTACAACAGGACAACGATTCGATGAATCGAGGTGATTCAAATAGCGATCGACAGTCGTGGGGGGCGCAATGAGGTGAAAAGGTGTGATGGATGACGCCGATCCAAGGACGCGTGTATGGGATGGCATTAGTCTTGGCGAGAGCCTCTGCACCCCATAAGAATGTTTGTTCTAGACACGAGTCGAACAACACAGCACCCTCTCGACCTTTGCGTTCCAAAGTCGCTAGGCCGCGCACTGCGTGTTTCCATCCTGATCGGTGTCCGGGTGTCGCAACAATCAAATATGGATCCAGATTGATCAACGCCTCGGGGCGCTTGCTGATGACCGGTGCAATGTACGGGGTGTTTTGTCGCTCGACGTTTGCGGCGTCGAGGGCGTCACTCACCGCAGCTTGGACGTCGATCGGCGTTTCGGTGTATGTTGCCGTCTTGACAATCTCGGTCAACGACGTGTTTAAACGTCGAGTCGTCAGCATCGACACGAGTTGACCGAGTGCGCGACCGTCCATGTTGAGCTCGGACAGTGGAGCCACCGACTCCCCATAAAACCACCATTTCATGTCACGATCCAATATTTGTGCAAGACGAGACAAGATGTACAAGGGAGTGGCAACGGACAAGACGTCTGGTGTTGAGGGGTCTCGCACGTGGGCCACCAACGGCTCGGTCCGCGTTCGTAGGTCCTTCCACCACAACGAGCTCGTGTGTTCCTCGACACGCCGACCCCACAGTAGGTCGTTACGTAAAAACGCGCGAATGCGCTCAATGTCGTCTTGGCCGTTTATAATCAGCACGGGCTTGCATGTCATCGCGATGGCTGCGAGTTGGGCCGCGGTGAGTTGTCCACCGCTCACAATGATACCATGACACCCCAAAAAGTCAGGGTTGTTAGATTTGACGCTCACATAAGATATGTGACTATACTTGGGGAGTGTCTCGAGGGTCTCGGACGCACCTCCAATGACACCGACGACATACGACGTCGTTGAAACCGTTTGGGTCATCTTGGGCGCGAGAGTCACGTTTTGTTTCGACGTGAGGGTCACGGCGGCCTCGTATCCCATGGCGTCACTGTGGAACAGGTGTTCAAAGATACTCAAGTCAATTGTATCATCGCCATAGACTAGGTCGATTCCAAACATGGGCGTCGCACTGCCGGAGAGCAAGCGGGCCAGAGCGTTGTAGCGCTCCCCATTCAAGCCGACTCCGTGGACGACGATGACGTCCGTGGCGGATTTTGGTGTGTCGTCCACTGTCACGTCGTCGAATGCCTTGGTCACAAATCGTTGGTTGGGTAAAAGGTCTCTCAAAAAGTTGTATGATTTGTGGTCGGTGATTAGCAAAAATGTGCCAAACAACATTTCCAATGCGATTATACTATTTATGGAAAAAAAATGTGTCAAAATGCATGCGCTAGCGCAGACACGCGTTTTTTTCATATGAAACTCTTGATCACACGCACCTCCTTCTCCGGATGTGTGCCATCGTCAACACGACCAAAGCGTAGTGTCGAGTGCTCGTGCCTACTACACAATTGTGTGTGTCCCGAATTCCAACATGTTTCACATTGCTTGTATACGCCCTTGTAATACATACGTGCGCGACACCTCGTCTTTTCGACGATGGATATCATGATAGGGTGCAAATCCTCTTCCTTGGGTTTGAACTTTTTCACCGGCTTCACACGCACGCGCTCTTCATCCTCGGGCACAATCTCCATCTTGTACTTGTCTTGCAGAAAGTCAAACGCCTCCTTACGGTCAAACTCGTAGCGGCGACCTAGGTCGTGGACCACGCGCTTCACCACTGTCTTTAACTCGTGTTCGAGAAGTTCGCTGACGGTAGTGGGCACGACAACTGTTGTCATGGTGCTACCTCTGTTGGAGATGACAAAAGTCTAAAGATGGCGTCGATTTTTTTATTCAAGTCCTCGAATTCCGACTTGGTCACATACTCGACAGTTGTCGGAGCCTCTATGGTCCCGTCGATCGAGATCACGTCACTAATGTCGCTAGCGTCTATGATTGGGATCACCTCGTCCTCTTCTATAATGACGGGTAAAGGCTCGTCGACCAAAATCGACTCTTCGAGAGTTGTTGTCGGCAAGCCTAGGACTTGACGGAGAATGCCCACCAACTTGGTACCAATCGTGTCCCATGAGTACTCGGTGATGACCCGCTTGCGGAAGGAGAGGTCGCGCGTTTGGCCCTTTCCGGCCTGCTTGTGCATCTGGTATTGCGTCTCGATCGCTTCGGTAAAATCTACGTAATTGCACAATTGTGCCTCTCCACCCACTGCATCGCGACTACTGTCGATGTACAAAGACATGACGGGTTGCACGAGCGTGGCATTGTCGTCGTCAAAAAACTCGAGGAATCCACCGAGACGTGGAGCGACCTGTGGCACGCCAACGGCGGCTTGTTCGAACGAACAAAGTCCCCAACCCTCGCCATCACACGTGGTGAGCCCCATGTCGGTCGCATTGTACAAGACATTTATGTCGGTGTCGCTCAGACTCTGGGGGTTGTCCAACAAGATGACGTGTTTCATACCGACCTCCATCGTGAGATCGCGCTTCTTGAGCTCGCGTTCGTAAATATCCATGAGGTTCCATGCACCGTTGACTTCAGTGCCAATCAACAACTTGATCGGCTCGTTGGGCAAGCGCGATACTAGCTCGGCCCACGCCTTGATACAAATATCCCAACGCTTACGAGGTTGGTTGCGGTTGAGATTGAGGACGATAAAATCATCGTCTTTGATGCCAAAGTAGCGCCTCGCGAGCTCGGTCGGTACCGGAAAATACGTGTCCTTGTTGAACCCATGCTCGAGTACATGCGTAGGAATAGTCACGCCTTGGTCCTTGATGCACTTCTCCCAATACTTTGTGAACAAAACTGCTGCGTCGGCGTGTTTGTTGATCATGTCGATAAACACCTTGCGTTGCACCGGGTACACCTGGTCCACGTACAACACGACTTTGAAATTGCGCTCTGGAATCGCGTCAATCTGCTCGAGACACTTTTGGATCACCAGGACGTCATTGTAGATGATGACCACGTCGGGTCTCTGTGCCGCAAGGAATTCGCGGATTTGCTCAAAGCCAAAACCGGTGGCCTTGGGGTTCTCGTGATTAAAGGCGTCGTGGATGTAGACGTTGTTTGGCATCGCATGCCGATGGTTTGGGTTGCGGTGAAAGTTTTGGAAGCCAAAGATCGAAAGTTGGACATCGGGCTTGGTCGCGAGTGCGTTCATGAGCTCGAACATGACTTTGGAGTAGCCGTTCATTTGGGAGGGATGTGTGCCAAATAGTGCGACGCGCATCGTGGTGATATGAGACTTACACTCTCGCTATAAAACTTGGCATAAAAAAATGACGCGCTAGTTTTCAGATTGCACAAAGCAAAATGTCTGTCAAGATCAAAAAGTTGCGCCCCGACGCAATCATTCCCACACGCGGCTCGGCCGGCGCTGCCGGATACGACATTTATGCAGTCGAGAGTTGTATCGTCCCCGCCAAGGGAAAGGCAATCGTCGACACGGGAATCGCTGTGTGCATGCCGGTCACTCCCGCGATGTATTGCCGCGTCGCCCCACGCTCGGGCTTGGCTGCCAAGCATAGCCTTTCAGTCGGTGCAGGTGTCGTAGATCAAGACTATTCGGGCGAGGTGCGCGTGATCCTGTTTAATCACGGAGACGAAGACTATTCGGTGAGCGTGGGCGACCGCGTCGCACAACTCGTGTTTGAGTTGATCTATGTTCCTCAAGCGCTCGAGGAGGTCGATGAGTTGCCCGAGACCGACCGTGGAGCCAACGGTTTTGGAAGCACTGGACTTTGATTGCTTGACAATATTTTGTGGATCAATATTAAATGTCACAACGGCGAAAAACCACGAGAGCAAACACTCTCCCTGCCCAAAATGGCCACACAATGGAAGTCGACCGTCCCAGAAAACCTAGAGCCGTTCAAGAAGAGGATCCTCTAAAGTCAGTAAGTGTAACTTATGATCCCCGGTTCTTTGTCACCTTTATCCTCGAACTGAACTCGGAGAAGGTTGTGTTCGGATTGTCACCAACGATTTTACCAAACCAAGCAGCTAAACGGTCTAGCACAAACATGTTCATCAAGTCTATTATCGAATCATCTAGTGAAGTTGAAACCCACGCTCTAGCGATGATAAACGAAGTTTTTTTCCATAATAACGAAAAAATGGTAGAGACTGTCGTAAAAATATTGGACGAGTTGCATATCAAATGTGGCCTAGGTAAGCACTATTACACACACGCGAGTGGTAAGATGGGAGACTACACTGTCGTTGCACCTATGCAAATCGCGTCAAATTTACAATCGCAATCACTCAGAAAATTACCCGATTTGTTGTACGATCATTACATATACGCAAAACAACACATGCAAACCAATCGACTAAAGGAAAGCAAATTGGAGGACGAAAAGGCTGCAAAAGAGGCGACAATGAAGGCTCAAGAGAAATTAATGTTAAAGTAGAGAGTGTGGAGCTCGAGTCGTATTGTGAAATGGCCTTGTCACAACCCTTGTTTCTAAATTTCATGGAGAGTCTTATGGATGTGGCCGATTTGAATGCATTCAAGTTGAAAAGACACTTTAACAATGTCGAGGGTGACATGCGTTCAAATTTCCAAGTGCTTGCGAAAAGCCGATACACGCTGAATTTTTTGATGGACTTGTATATTTACAACCTTGTTTTCAAAGAGATTGATAATATTGGGGAAATGACTAGTTTAAAGGTTTTGTGCGAGCAAATCCAGACCACCAACCGCCTAGCAATAACCTTAATTGAGCCGGCCTTCAAAAAATTCGTGGAACGCTTAAATAAGAAGAATGCACTACATTGGCTACAACGTAAGTCAACTACAAACCAAGCCAATCAAGCATTGAATACGGACGAATTGCATCAAGCAATCGAGGGAATGACGGTTTCTGAAACCAAGGTCAAAAGCCGTATGACGACCAAACGTATTCGGTCACCCGACCATGGTCTAGACGATATCATAAATGGTTTCAGCGTTCTTGGGGTCGCTAAGACCGATAAGCAAAACGAAAGCGAGAAAAGAGCCCGTGCGGCTATAGCCGCGGACGGTTTAATGCGTAATAAGACAAACACTTTCAATAATCTCGCAAAAAAGACCGGAGTCCACTTCACGTTCTTATACGCACTCGATGAAGACAACAAAACCTTTGCGCTCGCGGCAGAAAACGTCATGTCAGTAAATGTCCTCACATTCTTAAACACGATATTGAATGGTCCACAAGCGAGTGCATACTTGGCATCCCAGGCAAAGCGGACACGACACAGAGGCGGCTCTTCACGAAAGCAATTGCACATGAATTGGTTAGGATAAATTTCTGACCGAAAAGAAAGAACGATGCAATTCTGGGACATCTTCTCCGTGACGCTCATCGGCGTCATCATGTACCCCATCATCCAATTTATCCTCACGTACAATCCCGTGTACCTACTACTTCTTGCGGGTATCATAATGACCGATCTATCGACCAAACTCTTCAAGTGGCAATGGCAAAATAGCACATGGGAGTCTCTCAAGCGACCCGCCGACGCACGTGACTGCGACATCTTGTGCCGTGACGGTCGTCAGGGAGGGGCCGCAGGCATGCCATCGGGCCACATGGCAGTGCTCACATTCGCTCTCGTGTTCATTTACATGACCCAAATCCACCACACCGAGTTGATGACTTTACGTCCTGTATTCATCACCTTTTCGACCGTATACTTGATGCTCATGGGCTACGCACGCTACGTAAAAAACTGCCATACGACACCCCAAATCGTCGTCGGCGTCATATGGGGCGCCGTGTTGGCATACTCGACGGTCATGGTATTCCGCAACATGCTGACATTCGAATAGGAAGCTAGTCGAACAACAAAAATAAATATCAATTGATTTTTTGGGGGTTTTGATTTTGTTTTAGTATAGGATCTTTTTACGACCCTATGTTATTTAATATTAACATTAGTAGTATCAAGCTGCTGCCTCGGCCTTACTCTCCTTCTCGGCATTCCATTGCTTGATGCAGTAGGCGAAGCGCTCCTTGGGGGTCATGTCGCTCTCCTTGAGCTCGGCCATCTTTGCCTTCATCCACAAGTTGTACTCGTTGGGTGCGCGAGATTGATGGGCCTGCTTGATCTTGGCCCCGTCGAGCTGCTTGCGGAGACGCTGGAGCTGTGCGATGACCTCCTTGGTGACACCGTTCTCGTTCAGCTTGGCGAGGATGAGGTCGATGCGCTCGACGGGTGACTTGACATGGCGCTTGGTCTGCTCACCATCCTCGTCACCCTCAGCATCTTCCTCTTCGACATTATCGTCGTCAGATGAGGACACGGGCTCAGCCTTGGCCTTCTTGGGACCCCTCTTGGCCTTAGGCTTGGGCTCCTCACTCTCCTCATCGGTAGTGGCGGCCTTCTTGACAGCCTTCCTTCCCTTCTTGGGCTTTAGCTCCTCGCTCTCCTCTTCGTCGTTAGTATCGGCAACAGCCTTGACCTTCTTGCCCTTCTTGGCAGGTACGGGCTCGTCTGCATCCACATCAGCAATCTCATCAATGATCTTTGTTGACTTCTTTGTGGCCTTCTTCTTGGGAGCTTCGTTGGTCACCTCCACATCGACCTCTTCGACGACAACCTTCTTGGCAGCAGTCTTCTTGCCACCACCCTTCTTGGGAGTAGTATCGATAGCGGTAGCGGTGTTGGCATCAGTAGCGACGATCTGATCGGTGTTGTTCTTAGTTGTAGTGGACATTGTCTTGAGATTGCTTGTTTTTACTATGTAGTGAACAACTCTCTTTTATATCACTTTCAATTTTTTTGGTGTCCCAAACCATGCCCAGGCGGCTCCGACGACGCGCCGAATTTCTCACCAATAAGTAGAGAGAGTATGTCACCCGTTTTCTTCATCTTGATGTCGATGGTTTATAGTTTATCAAATGTGCCATTCAACCACTACATGATGACGTTAGAAGCTCGAAATGTGTGGAGTGTCGTCATGTGGCTCGTGTGCGACGCAACGAACCCATTGTGTTGCATCACCAGTGCCGTGATACCATGCTACATCCCCAACGCCCATCCGCTCATCATACTCGGTCCCATCTTGATACACGCGTCTTTCGGGACAATCACCGTCTTCGTCGCAAAGAGATCGATTCGACAAGAAAACCGAGTGTGTGCGGCCTATAACCCTTTAGACGACTCGGACTCGGACTCGGACTCGGACGACTCGGTTGAATACACCTACGTGTGATAATCACCAAACGACTTTTTTTCTGTCGAGAATTTAAAGATGTTGTGGCAAGTTCTCGCCGAGTTTGCTCGACAGCACCCGGGCGTCTTGGTGGCCAACCTAGGCATGATGGCCTTCACACCCATCAGCGACGTATATCTTCCCCATTTATACGGTGAGCTCGTCGACAAGATAGAAAAAGGACTCGACATCAAGAGTCTCGTCTTCTACATCGTCCTCGTGTTGTTAGTCGTGCAACTCGGCTACTTTCTACGCGATTACCTCGACACCAAACTCATCCCACAAATGGAAAACATTACACGTGACATCATCTTGCAACGCATCATTGCCAAATACGAGCAAAACTACACCGAAGTCAACTCGGGCGAAGTCATCAGCAAAATCATCAATGCGCCTTTCATCATTCGCGGATGGTTCGGCCTAATGAACGATTACATCATCCCTTACGTCGTCGTGTTTGCAGTGTCCATTGTCTACTTTATGTTTTACGACGTGTGGATCGCTCTATTTATCGCCATCTTTATCGCACTCATCGTGATCGTATTTGTCACATTACCCAGGAGGTGCAATGACGTGAGTTCCCAACGCGAGCAAGCGTACAACAACCTATACGAGCAATTCGACGAGATCTTCCGCAACATGGCGTCCGTGTACGGTTGCGAACAACAAGAACAAGAACAAGAACGCATGGAGCGCATGGGCGCCGAGTATAACAACGTGTATAGCGCCACGATGAGATGCACGTTGTGGTGCAAGTCGCTCAGCACGCCCCTCGTCATGGTGTTTTTCGTCGCATTCGTTTGGAGATGTCACTACCTCATCAAAACCGGGCGTCTCGATGTCGCCAAATTCACGTCATTGTTTATGATTATCACATTCATGCTCACCAACATTATTTGGATCATCAACCTAATGCGAAGTCAGATCTTCGACCTAGGTACAATGCGCAACATCGACGAGTACCTGAAAAACCCGCTGCCGACGTCACCGAGCGTCGACGCTCTCGGCCGCGCACTTCCGCCCTTCACCGATCGTCTGGGCATGGAAAACGTGACGTTCTTCCACAAGGCCGGCGATGCCCCCATATTGGAGAACGCGAGTGTGTCTTTCGAGCCCGGTCAGCGCACCGTCGTCACCGGGGCCATCGGCAGCGGCAAGAGCACGCTCCTCAAGCTCATCATGCGATTTTTTACACCGGTCGAGGGCGACCTCTATCTACAAGGGGGCAAGTGGTATTCGGGTATGTCAACACGCGACGTTCGCCGACGCGTCGGCTATGTGCCACAGGAACCCATCTTGTTCAACCGGAGCATTCTCGATAACATTCTCTATGGTAATAAGAATTTGACAGAGAACCAAGTCGTGGACATCATGAAGACATTGGGTGTGTACAACGACTTTGCCGCCTTCCCAGAGGGCCTTCACACGCGAGTCGGAAAGGCCGGTCAACGACTGTCCGGCGGCCAACGTCAACTCGTGTGGTGTCTGCGCGTCATCCTACGCGACCCCGACGTCATCGTGATGGACGAGCCCACAGCGTCCATGGACGACCGCACCAAACAGGTGCTCGCACGCTTGTTACGTGTCGCAAGCGAATCACACGGCAAGACGATCATCATGGTCACGCACGATGACTTTTTGAAAAAGCTCGCGACTCGACGAGTACATGTAGAAAACAAACGCATCCATGCCGTCTAAACAGTGACGACGATCTCACGCACCAAGCCCGCATCGACGTGTCCACGAATGGTCTTGACTGTCCCCAAGGCCACATTGTACACCGTCGCCTGGCACTCTCCGCTCCGACCCTTGTGCAAGACATAATCATGCAATAAATAATTGAGACGATCTTGTAATCGCAACTCTGGCGACATGGAGAACTGCAAGAACACCGCATGACCGTCGACAGGATTGACATAGTCGACGAAACCTTGTAATGTGCATTCGTCGATCAATAATTCGACATACATGTTGGGGTCCGTGAACCGTGGAATATCGGGACATGTTTTGATGACCTTGAGCAAATGGTCTTTGTTTTCCGCGACGATAAATTGGCCAAACATGTCCTTATAGTCATTGACGTAAAAGTAGTGCATCGTCGCGATCGCATAGTCGAGCGCCGCGAGATACAACAACGTGTCAAGCCGGTCTTCGTCATCGGTCCAAACACCGGCATTGAACTTGGCATGTCGGTCGGCAATGGCGGATCGGTTGGCGAGGATGTACGTGTTGTAAAAGCGGTCGCTGATGAGGAGGTATCGGTCCATGTCTCGCGTCCGGGAAATGTGCTCCTCGACGAACTTGGCCACTGAATGTGGGATCTTGTTTTTTCGCAAGAGGTCGGTGTAATTGTCCCACCCGCTCTCTTTATTGAATTCGAACCACTTTGTCACAAACGAGTTTTCGCAAAATACCACGCATGCGTCGTCAAGAATCGACTCGATGCGTTGAAGCCGTGGCTCGGCGAGATCGTGCGCCCGAGCATATGCGTCCTGAAACACGAGCCGCACAAGCTTTTGCGCAAACTTGAGCCGACTGTTCTCGACCTGTGTCATGCTCGATTCCATATACACTCCACTCTCTATCACCTCTGTTTGAAGACGTTGGTTCACCCGATACAACACGTCCTCTTGCAACGAGTATACGATCGATTGGATGTGGGATGGCGGGTCGGTGCCGTCTCTCCCCTCGCCAAACGCGAGCTTGTCCCGTCCCATGACGCCAAAATTCTCGGGGTTTGCGAGGTGGAACGTCGGCTCCTCCAACATGTCGAACCAAGGATTGGCCTCGTCCCGCTTGCTAAACACGTACATGCCCTTTTTCGCACGCGTAGTGGCCACATACAGCAAGTATTGCTCCTCCTCGAGTCGAGCTTCACAATAGTTTCGCTTTGAAATCAAGTATCCATTCGCGTCCACAAGGATCGTATAGTCCCATTCTAACCCCTTTGAACTAGTGTACGTCATCAACGTCAAGAAGCCCTCGCGCCCTTCGCACTCACGACCCCCTTCGACATTCTTGTCGGCCATGTCATCGTATAGAAGTTGCGCGGGTACTCCATGTGTGAAGAGAAGATTGGCGACATAACACAGGCCACGGTGTTGTCCCTGCTTGCCGAGATAGCCGCGCGTGGGCGAGAGGATCGCGATCTTATGCAATGGGATCTTTGCACGGAGCTTGTTAACCAACGCCAAGAGAAGTCCCTCGAATTGTGCATTCGTGTCATAGCCGTACATCGTGACCCTCGCGTTCTCACGCGCCGACTCTCCGACCCACTTGATCTCGGCACCATCCTGATATCGCCGCAATGGATTGCTGAATTGCACGAGATGTCGATATGAGCGGTAATTCGTCGACAATTCGTACACAATACCGGGAAACTCGACGAGGTAGCGGTCGCACCCACCACGGAATTGAAAAATATTCTGATTGGGGTCGCCGATGAGGTTCACGATGACGCCGAGCTTGTCGCGTAGCAAACACACGACGTCGTATTGCGTCCGGTTGAGGTCTTGTGCCTCGTCGACAAACAAGAACTGGATGCGGTCGAGTCCCGGTGTCTTTCTCAACTCTTCGACCGGCGTCGCTCGCAAAAACTCTCGGAGTGTGTAGGATAGAATGGAGCGATCGACCGTGTTATCGGGGTCGATGATGAGTTTGGCAAAGCTGTCGATGGTGCGAATGTTGCGCTTCTCGATGCATGAAGCACGCATCTTGTCGACCTTGCGTGTAAAGTCGTGGCGCGCCTGTCGAGAGAACGTGAGCACAAAGATTTGATCGGGCAACAACACGCCTCGCTCAATTAGATTCCACACCTTTGTGATGATACTAAACGTCTTGCCGCTTCCTGCTGTCGCCAATAATTTGGCATAGTGAAGAGCAGTGTCATTGATGTAAGCGAGCTGCTCAGCTGACGCCTTGGCTAATATCGAATCCATCCTTAAAGTACGTTTTCTGTGATTTTTCACCATTTGAACGAACGCGCACGAAATTTCATGAATATCCGTGCCTTGTGTTTATATATCAACTCAAAGTATATGTTGTTGAAACAATCAAGACGTTCTCTCGTCACATGCCGTGCATTGCCTAGACTGCCTGGACTTGGCCCACACATGGCACCCGCCTTTGGCACTAGTCTTTACGGATCCGCATTGTCCGTCATAGAGAGCATCGTGTTTCGAGAAATGACAGGGACGGAACTCGTTGCGATGAACAAATACACAGCCGTATCAACACCCATACAAAATCTCGCGGGAAGCGTCGAACCCGCGTGCATCTCGGCCAGCCGCCGAGGTCGATCGGTAGACATGTTTGCAACCGTGGCCCTTGGCATCGGTGCTTTAGCTACCGCGAGCGTGTGGATAATCAGCCGTTCAATGTCTCTAGACGAGGACGTACGTATCTACTTTTGTCTGAGGATGTGCAGCTTACCAACTTTTACACTTTACAACACCTGCACCGCGATCCTAAAGTACGAACGTAGATTGAGCGACATGCTCAAAGTCATGGTCGGTGCCTTTTGCTTCTACGCCGGGCTCTTATGTCTCGTGACGCAATGTATCGGTATGGATCTCGTCACGCTCGGCGTGTGTCAGAGCGTGTCCGAACTCTTCTACTTGGGGATCTTGTTGCACGCGAGTGGAATTCGACCGAAGCTCCCCGA